GGAGTGCAGGCGGTCGTGCTGCTCACCGAGTGCTTGAGTTGCTCTAACAAATAAAGCTGGTTCTGTCCAAGTTGATATTCTTAGACCATCCACATACCTAGCTGTAGAGAACCAAATACTTCTACCACTCTCTTCATTAAATTGTAGGGGCTTTGTAGACCACCCAGGGTTAATTTCTTGTGTGGGTTTCTCTGGCTGTTCTTCAGAGTATGTGTAAATATACTTAGTCTCCGCCCAACCACCTATAACTTTAGCTAAAGATTTCCAAGCCCACCTAGAAGTTTTTAGAAATATTACCCCATTATTGATATTTACATACCACTCTTTATTTCTACCTAAAGATCTAGCAGGAACACCTTTACCTACATAAATAGTAGAACTAGTACTTATATATTCAGGAAGTATATTTCTTAGAGAATTCCTAAGTCTATTTACTTCTTCTATATAATACCTTCTTCTTACATAATTAAAACCACTACTATCTATAGACATAATATTATGGTGTAAATACTTCTTCTTCTAATGCAGTTAGTCTGTTGTTGTGGTCAGTAGCTATACCTTGTAAGGCAATAATATCATCTTCCATAGATGAAAGAAGTTCGCTGAAGTCTAAAGACGCTCTATCTGACCATACAGTGGGACTAGACCAACTGTCTATTAACTCATTATTACCGTCAAAATATCCCACTGAAACCCAAATAGAGTTACTTGGCTCTACTGGAGGAACTGTGCTCCAACCTTGTGCTGTAGGATCGTTTCCTGTAGGAGTATTTGGTTGACTTGAACCTTCTTTATATCTCTGTTCAATAGAAATACCCCTAGGACCATCTAAGGCTACAGGCTCTGTCCAATTAGTAGTAAGAGTCCCAGTTGCTCCTTTATAAGCAAGACTCATCCACAACCTGGAATCAGCTGTTGTTCCTATCGCTTCTTGTGCTTCTGCTGGATCTGTGTACCAGTTGTTGGGAAATGTTTGACTAGGAGTATCTGGTTGAGACTCGGCTTGTCTATAGATATGTTCCAGCCTGTCTCCTTTTCTACCATCATCTCCTTTAATTGCCCCCACTTTTCCATATCTTAAAACAACTATCCTAGTAACCAATTCTCCACCCAACATAGCAGTTACTACTATGGTAAAGGTAGCTCTCTTTCTTGAGAATGTTATAGGTTGTATTTGGAATTGGTCATTTACAATAGCTTCTGTATAAGACATAGACGTTACATCGTCTAGAGTAATGTTTGTTACCTTATAGGTATTATTTTCAGTAGGATTTGTAGTAGATGTATCTGGGCAAGTAAGCTCTACATTTCCCCACCTTGCATGTACAGTAGCATAACCGTCTTCTAAATCTATTAACTCTGCAGAGTCTGTGAAAGGTTGATAAGAACCTAAAGAAACACTAAATCCAGGAGTAAGTGTTTCCGTAGTAAGAGTAAAGTCTCCTCTATCATCATAGAAAGTTAGTAAGAATGACCCAGAGAAATTACTAGTATCTATTCTGGCGTATACAGAACCAAAGGGTCTGTCTTCGTTAAAAACTTCTACCCATTCTACTAAGGTTAACATTCTGTAGGTAGCAACAGACAAATCTCTTACAACATCAGTCTCTCCAGTTTTTGAAAACCTCAAATCCATCATTTTCCCTGCAGACTCTGTATAAGTTCTGGGAACTATAACAGTTAAATTTTGTTTAGCAGGAACTATTCCGTGATAATAAGAATAAATATGAGTTTGTGGCTCTGTAGTAACTATCAAAGGAGATACTGGTTCCTTATTTATTCTAAATTTATATGTTCTTACAAATATAAGTGCACTATCATTACTAGTAATTTTAACTTTAACAGACCCAGACCTTAAACTAGAGTCCACACTTCCAATTTCAGGAGTAAGAACTCTCTGACCATCTACTGTAGACTCAACCATTGAAACACCTACTTGTTCTAAAATTTCTACATCGTAAGTAAAACTAGCTGGGTTAAGGGTATCATCATAGGTTAACCTGACTTCTCCATAGAAAGCTTCTATTTCAAAAGCTCCGTCTTCTTCATCTATTACTTCGTTTTCAGTGTTTACTAAGAATTCGTGTGTTCTGGGATTAATATTAACGGTGTAACTAGACACCGCATCTTTCTGTATTTGGAGATTAAATACCTTTTTAAAATTTATTCCACTATTATTTTCTGTTATAGTAACACCTACAGACCCCGATCGTTGATTTACATTTAGTCCTACAGGGTCTATACTTCTATGTCCTTCTTCTGTAGTAGACTCAGCGAGAGAAATTATTCCTTCTGGGTTTATATAATCTACAGTAAGATCATAAGTATTCTCTGCAGGGTCTTGAGACCCATCATATAAAAACTCTGTAGAACCATAAAAGACCCTAGCTTCAAAAGATCCGTCTTCTAAGTTTAAAACTTGATCATCGCTGTCTACTCTAAAAGTGAAATTATCATTAGTTAGAAAAGCAGTATAACCACTCTGCCCGTCTTTTACTACTAAGTAAGTTTGTGTAGCTGCGTCAGGGAAGCTATAAAGTTCCCCGTCAATTTGAGCAGCTATATCTAAACTAATTTTTACAACGGCTGCATCTATCGCTTCAAGTTTAATCCAGAGTTTTTCATCTATTACATGAAAGTTCCAATCTACAGAAGAATTCTCTCCTTCTATAAAGGGTACTGTGTATACAGACCAATCAGTTACAGTAAAGGTATTGTCGTGTTGAGGATTCACCGCAGGACTCTCTTGTACAGACATCCCATCGTATGCTAAACCTTGATTTCCATAAGTAGCTCTTAATCTAGAATCTCCCAATTCCAGACTACCTACTACGTTTTCTAGTTCTCCTAATTTAATTACACTAGGAGTGTTATCAAAGTTAAACATAAAAGTAGGTTGTCCATCTTCACCATCATCACCATCTTCAGTGATTATAAAACGAAACTCCCTAATAAATTCTTGCTGACTATTGTTGCTGGTGATTTTAATTTTAACAAATCCATCTTCTGTTGCGGTAACAGCTTCAGCTACATAAACTCTTTGACCTGCTACTACTTCACCAACCATTGTAATTCCACTCTGCTCCACAATTTCAGTGGTATAGGTATTGTCTGCTGGAGTTACTGAGTCATCGTAGGTAAACATAATTTCTCCTAAAAACATCTCTACTGTAAACTGCCCATTTCCAACAGCTGTAATATTACCTTCATTGTCCTTTTTAAAAGAATAAGTCTCAGGATTTATCCTAACATTATAAGCATGTTCTCCAGGGTCTCCTGGCACTCCATCTAAAATATTACTAAATCCAAATCTTTGATGTATAAACTCATTAGAAGTGTTATCAGTAATTTTTAATAATACCGAACCACCTCTGGCTTCAGTATTAACAGTAGTAGGGGTAAAAACTCTTTGACTATTTTCTGTGGAAGCATCAACTGTTATATTAATCTCTTCAATAACTTCTACATCATAAGTATTAGGAGCAGGAGTAATAGAATTATCAAATGTATAAATAGTCTCTCCTCTGTAAGCGGATACCTCAAATTTACCATCATCTAGATTGTTAACATTTCCTTCACTGTCTATACTAAAAGCAAAAGAGCCAGGTAATAGGTTAGCGTGGAAAGCATGTTCTCCTGGAGCTCCATCATCCCCATCATCTCCATCATCTCCATCTTTTACTACACTGATAGTAGCGGATACAGTTTCTTGAGAAACATCTTCTTGGAAAGTAACAGTATATACTGAAGTGTTTGCTCCTGACTCAGTAAAAGAAATATTATCTATAACAGAAGTATTGTAATTTTCACTTATAGTACCATTATTTCCGTCAAGAGCTATCTGAAATGTTCTAACAGCAAAGGTATTTTTACCTTCTCTGAAGGAACAGGTAAGAGTTATAATATCTGTATTAGGAAAATAGTTTCCATCTGTATCTACTTTCCACTGAAATCCATTATCAGAAGTTACTTGTCCCGTTATAGGGGAGTCTCCATCGTCCCCATCTTCCCCATCTCTGGAAATTCCAAAGTTAAATTCTGTTTCTTGTTCTACTGCTGAGTTATTATCAAATACTTTAATAACAAAACCACCTCCAGATACTACTTTATTAGGTATATCTGTAGGAATAAATTGGACTCTCTCAGACTCTATTTGAGGATCTATTACAATATTGTCCGTTGATTCTATACTATAAGTATAGGTGTTTGGCGCAGGAGACTGAGAATCGTCAAAAAAGTACTCTGTATTTCCTGAAAACACTGCTAAACGAATAACAGTTGTAGTTAGATCTTGTTTTATCTCATCATATTCATCTGTATTAAAGCTTAGAGACGAAGGAGATAAGTATACATTAAATGCGTGTTCTCCAGGAACTCCATCTTCTCCGTCTTCTCCAGAATACTTATAGGGTATTGACCACTGTCCTGTAAGAAGCTCTACTCCAGATACAGGCACTTTAATCACAGCCATACTTATATAAACAGGAAAATCTCCTCCTATGTCTACAGCTTCGTATGGATCATCGAACCATCCAGTAGGATTAACTTCTTCTTCTGGTCTATCAGTTTCATCCAAAGGAGTCTCAGATGCTTTAAACACAAACTTCTTATAATATCCTGGACCACTTTCATCTAAAGCGATAGGCTCAGTCCAAGTCTCTATAAGATTGTCTCCAAATATAGTAGCTTGAGACATCCATAATATATGCGATATATCTGTCTTATTGTAAGGAGCGTATTTCCAATCTCCATAGTTCCAAGTTTCAGGAACTGGATCTAGTGCTGTAGGGGTACTGGGTTTAGACTCTGCTCTTTTAAAAATATAAGAAACCTTTGATTGTCCTATTACTCTCTCTAGTCTAGGAGCAGACCAGTCTCCTACTATCGAACTCCATGCAGTTCCATCAAAATCATTAGAGACTGCTAAGGATACCCAAATATAGTTTCCAGTAGTATCCCAGTCCGTTATATCAGAATAATCCAAATACCAACCTTCTCCATCTGTAGGATCTGTAGTAGTAGGAGTAGCAGGAGCAGTAAGAGTAGTAGTTTTCTTATAAACTTTAATAGTACTTAAACCGTCTGTTCCATCAATTTTAATAGGTTCAGACCAAGTTCCTTCCAGTTCTACATCTACAAACTTTCCTGTAGACATATATAAGGAATCCTTAGTTCCGTCTGAAGGGTATGCAGAGTATTGCCAATCTCCATAATTTGGTCCTGTAGGATCATTTCCTATGGGAGTATCAGGCTGTTCTGTGTGTCTTTTAAAAATAAAGACCGTTTGTTCTGGTGGATCTATTTCTTGGATAAGACTTATAATATAGTCTGTATCAACTTTAATCTTATCTTCACTCTCATTTAATATAATAGTGAGATTATCTATCTTGTCTTGAAGATAGCCAGGGATATCCCCTGATTTAATAGACACCAGTTCATCCTTACTGAGCCTATCCTTTATGAATTTATATGTATGAAATGAATAAAAATTAATAGCCATAAGGAGTTGGTTTTACAGCAAAATATACTTGCTTGAATTTGTTATATATTTTTTTAATATCTTCTTCCTCTATTACTAGGTCTGAATCAGGTTCCTGATAATAATAATATTCCAGAATAGATAAATAAACATGGAGAGCTTTAAGAGCTTCTCCTACTTTATAAGATCCTTCCCTATTCCCTATACTTTTATACTTAAAATATAGAGAAGTTATTCTCAAAGTTATTAACTTTGTTACTGGTAAACTCTCTTGAAACACTAGATCCATTATCTTATTTTTTGAAGTTGTTCGAGATTTTCATCAAAATACTCCAAATTACCTGTTTGAGCAGAGAATCTGAGGTTATTAAGCAATCTATGTTGCTCCAAAATCCATTCCTTTTTTGATGTCGATTCAGAAGGATGATAATCCAGAGAAGCCCTCATAACTTCAGAAGCTATGATAGAGGCAAATCCAAAAAACTCCACTTCACTTGTATAATCATCTGACTCTGTAGTATAAGTCACTTTAAACTTATAAACTCCATCTTTGAATAAGGTACTAGGATAACCAATATCTTCTGCAAAAATTTCTAATGTTGAAGAATAGTCTCCTTCGTATGCATAAGATCCTCCTTCAGGACCAATTATTTCTAATGAAATATCAGTTACATCTCCTTCTTCTGGATTTGGGGTTCCAAAACCACCAGGATTATCTTCTGCATCGTACTCTCCTGTTTGATCTGTAAAAGAGAATGATCGAGCGTCTCTGTGTTGTTCTATAAAGAACTTTGGTTCTAATACCATAGCTTATAATTTAAGATACAAATATACAAAATAATATTCATTTTTCCAAGAAAAAGTTTGTTTTTCTACTAACACTCCATATTAGATTATATAAAGAAGGGAGCCACTAAGCTCCCCTCTTTGATTAACCTCTAAACACTTAAAAACACTTCTATGTTACATTTGCATCCAAAAGACTGTCTAAGTGGGTTTCTATAGCCCCAACACTTTCGTCAGCAGCTATATAAATGTTGTACTTAGAAACAGGCTTTTGACCAGTAGTAGCCGAAGTATATTCATCATCTGTTGCATTGATAACGTATACATTGTATTCGTTATCAGGATCTGCCATCTTACGATATTTAGTCGGAGGATAAGTAGCAACAAAAGGATTACCTTCATTCATAGTGGTGTATACTTCACGTACACCAACTTCCATGAAAGTACCACGTCCTACTGCAGGATCAGTATCATAGTCTATAGTAGTAGGATCAGCATCTGCAGCAGCAGGAGCATCTACCCTGTCCCAAGACAGTTTAAACGAAACTACTCTATGGGTTTCAGTTACTACATCAAAGCTGTTGGGATCAACTGCTTCTCCTACAAAACGAATACCCCAGTCTCCTGTGTCCTCATCGTCAATAGTTCCCCAATCATTAGCACTAACTGTTTCACTATCACCAGTGTAAGGAACATCAAGAGTAAGATTATTACCACTTACAGCTTCTACTTTGTAGACAATTTCATCTCCTGCATTGTCTTCAATAAAAATCCAATCTCCAGCATTTGGGGGTGCTCCTCCAGCTGTTACTCCTGTAGATCCTTTAACGACCTCTAGAGTTTCATTAATATCAGTAGTAGCACCACTATAAATTCTATCAGCTCTGATAGGTTTCCTGTTTTCCAAAGTCATCATTTTATTAAATGACTTCAAAAGAACAGTAGCAAGTTCGTACTGTGTTCCAGACTGGTTGTAAGCTGGGATAGTTTTAATCTGTGGAGTAGTGTTTAGCACTCCTGAAGTATACAAGAGATTTACTCCCAGAGTGTAAGTAGCTCCAGCAGTGTCATCAAGTTCTCCAGTTGTACCATTGTAGCCAAGATAGCTCACCTGTTGAGTATCTGCAGCATAGTCATACTTATTGACTGTTGAGCTACCCATTACAAAGTAGGGAGAGTAGATCATCTGACCGTTGGCTTTTTGAGCAATTCTTACTCGGTCTCCTTCGGACAAATCGTTGTCTTCAACAACATCATTGTTTTGATCAACAATAGCCACAGAACCTTCTGGGAGATTCAGAATGTCAGCAGGTTCAGTATCTGCTCCTTTTGTTACATTACCAATAAATTGATAAGTTACGGAATCTTCAAACATTTTTCTAAAATTTAGTTATACAATAATTATTCTTGTGATTGTGGTCCAAATCTGGACCTGTTACTTTCCATAGATTGAATTTGATAACCTATTTGATTGTTAGTATAAGCATGTGCAAGTTTAGCAGCTTCGATTGTTATTTGTCTATGAATAGAATGATCTAGTTTACAGTGAGTAATATCTGAATACTCTTCGATAGCTGTTTGTGCAGAAAGTTCTGCTACAACAATAGGTTCAGGTCTTTCTATATATGTTATGTCATAGTTAGTTAACTCCGAACCATCTGTGATGATTATTACCGAACCTTTACCTAAAAGTCTCCAAAACTCACGTTTATAAGGACTCTCAAATGGGTTTTCTATGTTAGAATGGTAAAAGTCATATGAAACAGGTTTGACTTTTACTGAGTGATTAGCTGTGTCTTTTACAATATGTAAATAATCTTCTTCTAGATTTATACTATAAGAGTTGGGTAAAGAATATTCTTCTATTTGTCCCTCTTCTAAAGTAAGAGTCTCTGTATTAAGGAGAGAGTGTACTACCCTCCTTCTCAGCTCATCAAAATCAAATCCAAGTCTCAGGGTTTCCATTACTATATTTTCCTGAGCTTGAGTTAAAAGCATAGACCACTGTCTGGGAGTATACCCAGGAGCATCTGCACTAGCAATAGCTTCGTACATCACTCTAGCTTCATACCACATTTGAGGAGCTGTAAGACCTATCATTTTTTAGAGTTTATTTGAGCTTCGAGTTTTTGATACATTGGGTCTGTGTTATTCTTCAAGAACCTGAGATAATCAATAAATCCTGGAAGCGAATAAGTAGTGTCGTCACCTACAAGTGAATAAGTATTTACTCCAGTCCTATTAATTGCTCCCAACTGAATTCCTCTGAAGATTAGATATTTAAGATCTATATCTGAGTCATTGATAACTTTAAAAACAGTTGTCTTATCTTCTTCAATAGCCTTACTTATCTCTCTTGTAAGGAAGTCTTTAGTAGCATCTTGAGGAACATTTTTAGTTGATTTTTTAGCCATCCAATAAACACCTAAAAACTCTTTCATTTTTTTAGGAGAATTTTTTATAGAACCCCAGAATGTGAATACCTCTTCCAGAATATTCATTTCCTTAGCACTACTCTCATCTTCGAAATCTTCATCTAAAAGAACAAACTTATAAGTCATTCTCTCAAAACGTTGATCCCAGGAATGAGCAATCTCCTTTTCCTGTTGCTTCAAAACCCTCACTCGAAGGTTGTCCATTGGATCACTTAGATCAAAAACTATTCCGTCATTCATCAATCTAGCGTCCTTCGAGACCTTGACATAAAAACTATGCCAAAAATTATCTTCTTTTTTATGGACATTTAGATCAATATCTAATAATTCAGAAAAAAACCTTTGTTCTTCTTCATCTTTGAAAGGACTAATCAGTTGGTTGTTTTCCTTACTTACAGTTAAGCAATACTGCTTACTTGCACCCTCCCACATAAAATAACCTTTATGGTTTGGGTCTGTAATCATTTTACCACCTCTAGGGACGGGTTTCAAAATAACTTTTTTATTTTCCAAATATCCCTTCGCTAGCCCTTCTTCTCTTGTTTTAGCTTCTTTTACAATACTCATATTTTCTCTTTTGCCGGATTAATAGAAAGAAGAGAGGGGATAACCCCTCCCTTCTATGATTCATTTATTTCAAGATTGAAGGAATTATCCTACCTGTACGGAGAGGATTCATCAACTTCATACCACCAATGTACTGCTTATAGACAGAGTAACCATCTACAGGACTAACAGTCATTTGTGGAGAACTTGGTTTGTTAAATGGAGTAAACGGATCCCTCATACCTGGAATATACTTGAAGAACTCTTCGTTGTCCTTCACAGCTACTCTCTTAATATTAGATTCGCCATCAGAAGTACCAACATCCCAAATATCATAAATACGAGAACTAACAAGACCTCCCTTAGGATGCCATAATTTATTTCGTACTGGGTCATCTTTCATAGGATCGAGAACTACATTGAACTCAATACCATTTACAGAGATATACTTAGCAATCTGACCTTCATCCAGAGCAATGCTTCCATCAGCTCTCTTAATGTGATGATCACTATTCAAATAAGAAATACCACTAAGTTTGTTAGAAGCAGCTTTGTGGAATTCATACAGACCATACTCTCCAGTGGAAAGTACAAACTTCCTGCTATCTTCTTTCATTTTACCAACAGTCATTTGCATAGCAAAGTCAGTCAGCGAGTCCAGGTTGAAGTTGTTGTAATACATCATATTTCCGCCTTCCATTTGTTCCATAAGACCAAATCCAGCTCTGATAGTATTACCACTCTCACCACGATGTTTGTATTGTCCGTCTTGAGACCTGTTAGATTTACCATACATAAGCAGCCTGGCAATGTCTCTACGGAATTGTTTCATAAAGTCCCAACCAAGCTTATCAATCCACCTAGTTTGGGTTTTTCCATCTTGATCTACAAAGGCAAAAGCCATAGGCTTATTTTTACCTTTAGTAATCATATTACCAGGAACATCATAGTTCTTCCTGATTACGGAAGTAACATTTTCCATGATAAATGGACTAGCATGGTGAACAGTGTTACCCCTTTTAGAGAGTTCGTGTTCAACCAAACCAAATTCTTCAGACCAACGAGTTCCTGCGGCCAAGTCATTTGGGTTAACGAATGAATGATCGTCACCATTCCAAAGAACAACACGATACTTCCAACCACCTTCTGTATGTACAGGATCAGCTTGTACTCTAAGCGCAAATGCGTCAGGGTCTTCACCTACAATAATAGAAGTAGCTTCGAAGTACCTCTCTGGGAAGAACATATAGAACTCACTACCACCCAAACCAGGGCGATCTGTTGCGTCTACAAGAGTACCAAATACACCTGTCATAGAAGCACCATTAAGAGGAATGTTCCTCTCATCTGCTCCATGAAGCATCCAGCGATAGGGACCTTCTTCGTCGAGATAGTCTACGGGGAACTGATTAATGAAACTTACAATGTTATCAGCTCCATGATTTACTTCGTAGACATGATTAATTACCTTGTTGATGTACTGAGGTTCGTGCATCCCGAGCCAGCCGAGATGACTTTCTCTAGTCAGATTAGACCAATACTTAGGGTCTACTTGTTGGAGTTTACTAATTTTATCCATAGTTTATTTTGAATTTAAAATGTTTCCTATTTGAATACTCTCTTCATAGAGTCGATGTTTTCTTGAACTTTATCATCGTCACTACTATAAGAGGAAACTGAGCCCGTCCTTGTTCTCTCACTAGTTCTATTTAAAGAATTTTTGAGCTTATTAACTGTATCTGTTTTCACTTTCTTAGTAAGTTTATCCCACTTACCATCAAAGATTCCCAGATCATCTAATGTAGCTACAATGGTGTCAAATTTAAAAGGGTCTTTTTGCCTTTTAGACCAAACAGCATTTAAGGCAACCCCATTATGTTCTTCTACAGGCTTAGTTAGTTTGTCAATAATATTTTGTTTCTGCTTTTTAGTAAGAGGCATTCCAGGAACAATCTCATCTAATTTATTCACATCTTCTTTGAAGGCTTTAAGCTGCTGCTCTGCATCCTTCATCTGTTGTTCTTGAGTTTGTTTAACTTTTTCTTTCTCTGATTTTTCAGCTTCAGAATAGTGTTTAACTAAACTTTCAAGAGCTTCTTGCGCCTCTTCTATGTCTTCTCCTAAACTCACCGTTTGTTCAACTAGTTTATCAATTTTTTTGTCACTGAAACTAGTAGTAAGTTTAAGATTTTGTTTCATAAGATCCTTTCTAAGATCTTCCTTATCATCTTCTTCAAGAGAATCAGGAGTAATTTCCTGTAGCTTCTTTTTATTACTAACAATGTCTTTAGCAACTCCAGAATCTACTCCTGAATCTAGCATACCAAGGTAGTCTTTTACATCTTGGTCGTAGGTTTCGAGAATTTCATTTCTAATTGCATCTGCTTCGTTATTCCAAAGCTTAGAAAGAGCTTCATCTTCACCTTCTTCTTCTATAGTCTTTTTAAAACTTTCTTCATCGAAAGAAGCGAGGTTGCCCTGTTCTGATAGGAATCTGGCAAAGAGAAGAGTCGGAGATTCATCAATATCCTCAGAGGACTTTTTAGTAGTAGAACTACCAGAAGCAGGGGCCTCGCTTGTTTCCGTGACATCCTCTGAAGTATCATCTCCGTCTTCGGTCTCCCCAGACGGGTTATTTTGGGTAGTATCTTGGTCTGTTTCTGCAGCCTTTTCTTCAAACGCTGCTTCTAGACTCACCTCTTCTTCAACAGGCGAATCTTCTGTTTTCTGTTTTGTGGACTCTTCTTCTCCACCAGAGACTCCCAACTCTGGTCCAAAGATATCCAAAAAATCTACATCATTCTCTTTTGCCATAAGATTAAGATTCTTTTAAAAGTTATACAAAAATAATACTGTTAAACTACAAATCCAAATATTTTACTGTGTATTTAGACTTGTTATAGCTAAAATCTAACATACTATATTAGACTATCTATGCTTTTGGAGTTGATTCAGTTCGTTTTTTAGCTGCTCGAGCCTTAATCTTCTCCCTCTCCTTAGCTGCCTTATCCTTAAGCCTCTGAATTTCTTTTTGAGCTTGTAACTTCTTCTCTTCCAGAGTTAACTTCTTCTCTTCGATCTTCTTTTTAGTTTGCTGTTCTTCTTTTTTAATCCTCTCTTGAGACTTAAGTTTCTCTTTTTCAATCTCTCTTTGGTCATCAGAACCTTCTGTTTCTTGTTGTCCGTGAGTAAGTTCCGCTATCTGAAGTCTGGTCTGTGCTTCTAGTTCAGCTTTATATCTTTCTAATTCTCTGTCAAGTTCTGCTTCTTGTTGCTCAATATCTAGTTTAATCATCTCAGCTTCCTGTTCAGCCTGCATAGCAGCTTGTTCAGCTTCCATCTGTTGTTGCTGCGCCTGCTCTGCTCTTTCTCTAAGCTCCCTTTCATATTTCTTAATCTTTCTATGAAGATCTCCAATATTCTTGGTTCTATACAATTCAGCTACCATATCCATAGAAGCTCCATTTTGCATCATTGGTTGTGCAAGAGCCCTAATTTGTTCAAGGATATTATCATTTTCACTATCAGAAGATAAATAAGCTCCGTACGCAGACTCACAAAACATATGACTGTCAAAGTTGAGTACAGCCTCAGTTTGGTCATCTAGTACATAAGGTCTTACAAACGATTTATCAGACCAAGCTATTTTAGCAGCTTCTAGTAAAGATTCTAAAGCTCTTATCCTGGTATCATCGTGAATACCAAACCATTTTTCTGTAATATGAGAAGACTGCATCACAGCTCTTTCAACTCCACCAACAGTTTCTCTGTTGTCTACAGCTCCCTTTCTCTGAGGTGTAATACCTGTAATTTCATCTACCCTACGCTCCAAGAATGCAAGGATTTCTATGTTCCTTTGAATATAGTCTGCATCACCAATCTCTGTTTGATTACTAGTTTGAGAAAGATTACCTGCTAGTTTACCCTGAGCTGCTCCTTTTTGACCTTCGTTAAATGGATTCTCGAAGAGGATATTCATGTTTTGCATATAATACAACCACTTACTCACATCCCAATTATCAGGTTTAAGGGCTATATTAAGTCTTCCTATTTTACCTATATATTTAGAAATAGCAAGTTCAGTACGGTTCATAATCTTATTATAAAGGTACTGATATTCCTTAGTCATATCAACCATAGACCTAGCTTCGAAGGAATTAATATTAAAACTGGTTCCTACAATACCTGGATTAGAAGCTGCTAAATTGTCAGGATGTCTTATTTGCAATTCTACTGGCTGCATTTTTACATAAATATCATCGGCAATTCTAGTTCCTTCATACCATTCTGTTATCCAAGTAGTCTCTGCAGTTTCTCCTTTTTCTTCATTAAGTTCATAGTCTTCTGGAACAATGTCTTCTACGTACTGCCCTTCTTCATCATAGTATGAAAGAATTTGTACTTTTCTAAAACCTTTCCATACTACCCTAACTACCCTAACATTCCCTTCTTGGTCAAAAGCTCCTCCAAAGAAAGAAGTGCCTTTTGAGTTGGCTTCTAATATACTTCCAATCCCCACTTGATTAACCAGATCATCAAAACTAATAGGATGATTAGTTAATTGCTTATCAAAACCAAGAGCTGACTTAGCCCCTGTCTGATAAGAAGTTCCAGCCTCTATTTTCTTAATGTCTGAGTCAGATAAATATTCCCTATGCCTGTCTACACAAAGTCCGGGGGGGAGATAACCATCTTCTACTATAATCTCATTGTCTTCTAGTTTATAACTTTCCCCACCTCTAAGAGTATAAAAATTAAGAGGGTTCCCTCTTCGTAAAGTAGGTTCCCTCCCTATAATATCAATAACATACACTTCTTCAGCTACAGCAAGTAAATCTTCAAAACCTCTACTAAATTCTTCTTTAAGGTTTTGAGAATGGTACAAATATTGAATAGTTTGATTAGCCATTCTCTCTCGAGCATCCCTGTAATCGTGAGTTTTCCAATTCTCAAATTCATCAATTTTTATTGCAATCTGTTGTTCATCAGTTATACCTTTAGTAACTAAATCCATAGCTAAGTCATCAAACTCTTGAGAAATTCTATTAAGTTTTTCATTAACTGCGTCTGAACTAGTTACTACAAACTGAGGTCTAAATTGTCGTTTCCTCTCCTCTCCTACTAACAAATTGATGTTAGGGTTAACAAGAGGATAGTTCCTATAGTCTGCAGGAGTGTTTTCAAACCTAATATCAAAGGGATCTGTGGCTCTCTTTTGTTCCACAGGATCTACTTTATTATTAAGGAGATTGTAGTTAACCAACTTATTTCTTCTAGAGGATCTAACAGAAGATCCTTTACCTGTCTTCCCTTCCCAACCAGTTATACCAATTCCCGCATCTATACAGTCTTTAAAAAACTTCTCAGTCTTTTTTGCAGTACTTCTCTTTTGGTGGGGGAAGGCTGTGGGAGAAAATGCTGTTGTAAGTGTTGTCATAATTGTTTACTATAAATCCTTCAAATATACGAATTTTTTACCTAAAACCCAAGTCAAAAAACTTACATTATAGCAGTCTGGGTTTTACCTGTTCTTGCAAAGAATGGGTCATCAAACTCATCCTTTTGGTAATCTTTCTCACCTTTAGTATCAAATCGCTTCATATCTTCTTTTAAAATCATAACCATATTCATAGCTGATACACGGTCAGCATTTATATCTGGATGCCAACCTATAAGTTCTTTGATATATCCTATTGTTCGAAGTTGTTGTAGGTTCATTATTGGAGCAGTCTCTTCTTCTCCTTCTTCTTCATATCCTTGGATAGTATCAATCAACCAATCTGCCTGGAGTCTTCTACCCCAAGCATTAACTGCTGTATTAGCCTGAGTTCCTTTTTTCTTATTACCATAATTACTCCCTATTTTAGCTAAATCTTTTTCTCCCAGAATCTCTGGATTATCACAAAGAAGATGTACCTGGTTTTTATTATAAAAATATCCGTACAACCCCTTTTTATCATTTTCATAATTAATTATTGCATTATAAAACTTGGACAACCTCAATACTACCTCATAAAACTCATTAGCTGTGTTGGGTCTTCCTGTGTATTCAGCTACTATCCTATCTTCAAATCTATCAAATACAAATATTGAGCCTAAAGAATTAGTTGTACTGTGATCGTCATCATAAGTATCCACTCCAATAATATATCTGTACTTTGCTACTAGCCCAGTAGAGAGACGTTTAGGGAGTTCAAAAATTTCTATACAACCTTCTTTATTTACATTATCTTTTAGAGGAAAATCTCTTATAGGAACTTTATCTTCTTGTAATACAAAGTCTACCACTCCATCCGAAGAGAGTTTTAATCTCCCTGTGTAATGAGAGCTAATAAAAGCCCTCATATTTACACTAACTTCTCCAAGGTAATCTTTAAGGTCTTGTATAGGAAATAGACTTCCTTCAGTTCTTAATACACTTTCTTGTGGAGTAATACTAGCTTCTGCTTTCTCTTGTACCAAGTCATTAGGATCATTAGTAGCATTTCTAACAATTTGACGTTGATACATAATCTCTATTAAAGCCCTGGTAACATCTGAATTACCATTTTTATCATAACAACCCTGACGATTCATATACTCAGGGCTATAAAAAGCACACTTCCCCCCAGCAGTTTTAGTATCAAAGACATTTCTTATTGCTTTGATATTATATGCTTCAGGGAAATAAAAGAAGGCTTCAGCAGCCTCAAAATCAGATCCCTCTTCCCCTCCCGTGCCAGCCGTCAGCATGTGTCCATAGACATAACGACCTTGCTCTACAGATTTACGAGCAATACTCCAAGTCTTCTTTAGCCCCGGAAAAATTCCACTCTCGTCAAAAAACAGAAGTTTACCACGTTTACCACGACCTTTAGAAGGTTCGTTTTTACAAGTCACTCCAATAATTTCAGACATAAATCCTTTTTCAGTACGATACTTTACGTCTTTATAAGAAGATCTTTTATGCATCTCTGTATCCTTGTAGTCTCTGGGCTGAGTAAAAGGAGTATGATTGTCAAGGAAGTTCATTGCAGACCAAGCCTTAGTAAGAATACCATCTTTATTAAGATATTCTGTTTCAGAAGCAAAAGCATAAGACCTACTAGATTTTATAATAAAATAGTTCCTAGCTAACATTGAACCGCCCTTAAAACTATAACCTCTACCTCTACATTTTAATACTGACCCGTGTTTACCTTCTCTCTCCGCAGAATCTACATAGTGGAAGAATAAATAGTCTCCATCCCAGATATCAGGAAAATCCTCTACTCTCTCAGCCTGTACTCCTTCTTCTAATTCTTCTAACTTCTTAGAAGACAGGTCTTCCACAGACATTTTTTCTTCTTTTAAATCTTCAATATCTTCTACTTTAAGAATAGGAGAATAGTTAAGATAAAAATAGTGATACCCAGTAATCCATTCTCCGTCAGACGGTCTAATATAGCCTTCCTTACATCTGCGTCTCTCTTCATCCCAAAAATTTCTATATTCAGAACCAGGAGCAGGATTAGGGAATATATCAGTATATCTACCATTTTTTCTGAAAAAGTCAGCTCTCTCAGTGAAGTATTCCATATCTTCTAAGATATGAGGATTCTCCAAGTCTACAACAACTCTTCCTTTCTTATCCTTAGGTCTATCTGCAGCACGTTCCCTATCAGGATTACATAGATTAGATATAAACTCTATATTACTAAAAAAGTCAAAAAAATCACTCTTAGATCTGTGGTCTAAGATTTTTAAACTTTTTTCAGTAATATTAGTGTGAAGATTATTAGTTTTTATTTCATTATAATCTATAGTCATTGTTTGAAATTAGTCTAGGTGGAAGGACTCGAACCTTCGGCCTGATGCTCCCAAAGCATCTAATCTACCAACTGATATACACCTAGTTAGTTTTCTTTGTAGCGGGGGCAAGATTCGAACTTGCGACCTTGAGATTATGAGACTCACGAGCTGCCACTGCTCCACCCCGCTAAAAGACCCACTCTGGTGCGCTGTTCTTATGGGTAGCGTAGTAGGTATATTTGAGCGAAAGGTGGGACTCGAACCCACAACGTTCAGCTTGGAAGGCTGACACTCTAACCAATCGAGCTACTTTCGCATTAGCACGTCTGCAAGGAATCGAACCTCGAACTTCTAGTTTTGGAGACTAGCACTCTACCAATTGAGCTATGTGTCAATTATTAGTTAACTATCCTCTTTAATTCTTTGAAATTCAAATCCCAACCAAAACTTAGCTTCACATAGATGATTATAAGCCATATTTGTAGCATTCCAGGCATTATAGTTAAACCACTCTTCATTAATACCATTAAGAGTTCTGCCTTTTCTAAAAGATAATTCATCAACAACACTTTGTATCTCACCTCTAATCCAATCTACTCTTTCAATATGATTCATTTCTTCCCAC